GTGACGATGTGGAGTTGTGACGATGTGGCGTTGTGACGATGTGGCGTTGTGACGATGTGGCGTTGTGACGATGTGGAGTTGTGCTTATGAGCCTAAACTCATTTTTGGTTTTAAGAGCTTAGCGTTCATTATGAATGCCTTAGAAATATGAGGTAGAGCATTGAAAGTAGAAATCTTAAGAATGTTTAACAAAGCCCTCATTCACTTTGTACTATAAATACAGCTTTTTATTTTAAATATCTATAATAATGAATATAGACTCGTTTGTAGCATTTGCAAAAGCAAATCGTATATTCAAAGTATGGGAAGAAGGTAATATTAGACCCATGCTAGTAGGTGGATTTGGAATAAAGTTAGCAGTTAATCGTTTAGATAAAAAAAGAAATTCTATTTCAAGATTTGAACAAGATTTAATTCAAAACACTGAAGATTTAGACTTACATTTTAATATCAAAAATACAAATTACAAAAGAAGTCCGTATAAAGCTTATGTTGCTGTTTATCAATTCTTATCAAATGTAATTAGGAGATTTGCTGAAGAAAAAAACATAGATCTTCTGCGATTTAATATGTCGAAATCTGTAAAGATAGAAACAGGTAAAACCAAGAAGAATTTTAAATTTGTTCCGATTAATGATAAACGGACGAGCGTTCCAAAGATTGGAAATACAAAAATCTATTATATTATTCCTATATTGTTAGACGGTAAACCATTTATAGATGCCACCATAACAAGTGAGCCATACGTGGATTTATCTAAAAATATGTTATTAAATAAAGCGGGTTTGAAAGATACAGGTATGCCAATAAAAACAATTAAGGGTTATATAGAAGAAATGATATCGGTATCCATACGAGAACTGATTCCAAATAAATATAGAGAATATCAAAAGAGGAATCCTATTGTAGGTACTCATAAGATAAAAGGGTATAAAGATGCTGTTCGTTTGAAGGTGTTATGTAACTATGTAAAAGACGGTTCGCTCATAGAACCATGTATTCTTATAAGGATGTTATTTCCGTTAATAAAACACGGAACGTCAATAGAAAAGTCAAGAGCAAAGAATATTCTTAATAAATATTCTAAGCTTATAGGGAAAAATATATCTAAGTCTGTACCTGGGTTGGTAGTCTGACACATAATTTGCAGTCGCCCTTCATGCATCCATTTATACATGTGAATTTTGTATCCATCATCTTTAATGGCAATGCAGGTCTAGAAAAAGTTGTGACAGTCATATTTTGAATTCTATCCATTTATTATATGGGGAAAAATTTTCTCAACTAAGACTAACAATGACACTCGAAACGCTTACGTATATCGCGTCTGATGATAGCCGTATAAAACTTTTGACAACAGACGTCGCACTAGGAGATAAACATAAAAGTGTTTATGGGGGCGAAACAACATTTGATCCAGTTATTAGTGCTGCGAGCAATCCAGAATTGCTTGCAGATTCGAAGAATGATTTTTGGACCAAGTACAAGCCAAATATGCGCATGTCTTCTAAAAGCAAACGTAAGTTTGGAAGATTTGATAAAGAGAAATTCACCAAGTATTTTATAAATACAAAAGGTGCTTATCTTGATGATGAAGAAAATAAACCAGATATAGCTCGTACGGGATTCGATGCATATTCGTACTTAATGGCGTATGAAAACGATATATTAAAGCTATATACTGATGAAGAAATGAGTAAATTGGAAAAAGCTGCATTACATTTTATCGAATTTGGAAACGAGATAGTAGATCTTGACTATCTTAAATACATAGCAAGTCATGATGATTTAATAGTCAATGCTGTTGAGAGCTTAGAAGAAAAACCTGAAGATATAGAACAAGTTGATTGGTTGAAAGATTTTGGCAAAAAACAATACGAAACAGATGGTCGTACAGAAATAGAAGCAGGGTCTAGAACAATCAGTGACTTTTTTGATCCTGTGATGTATGCTGCTAGTTATCCAGCGGTCAAAGACATGTTAATGAATGCTGAAGGTGTATTAGATGAAGGTGTGACTACGATCACATATATACTTCATGGATTTGGACAAGGACTTAAGCGTAATGTATTTGCTCCATTCCTTTATTTAGCAAATTATCCCGAAATGGTAAAAGAAGATGTTTACGATAAGAAGAGTTTAGATCCCAGAAAGGTAGCAAAGGTATGGCTAACGAATTGGACTCCAGAAATCCAGTTAGACAAGTTTGATGTAGATACGTTTGTACTTTCTAAAGGATTAGAAGAAGGCGTTGACGGATTCCGCGTATACGTCGAAGAAAAGGTTGATGAGTATATGTTTTCACTTAAATCGAAGTTATTTAAATTTAAGTTTCCATTAAAATGTGTACGTCGTCCAGAAGTCAATGAAGAAGAAACTAAAGAATCAGATGAAACTGAAGAAAAAAAGGACAAAGAAGTATAGATCAGCTATATTCGAACATAAACGCTGAAAATTCTTCAAATGTTCCTACATTGTAATTAGAACACCAAAGTGCAGATGCACAATTCTCTAAATCTTTGTGATATTTACATCTCCAATCGTCAATATTTAGTTTCTCTTCAGAAATAGAAAGAAGAAAATCTGAATATTCTTGATCCTCTTCATCGTAAAAAATACTTAAATCCCAAGCATATTGAGGCATGTTAATCTGCCAATTCAAATATTCTGTAAAGTGTCCGAAATTCATATATCTTCCCATATTTGAATATATAAGCGTATCTTTGAAATTTTCCCAATCGTGAAAAAGTTTGTCAATGTTATTCGAAATCCACTCATCGTGAGGTTCTTCGTCAACGATGAGATCTTCTTCATAAGGATCAAAAACTTTGATTTTTCCATCCATGATAACGAGTTCATCGAACTCATCGAATTGGGTTATATTATCGTCTTCGTACTCAGGCATGTTTTGTTTTTTGTATTGATTGACGCTGTCTTTAGGCAAGGGAAGTAAGTTCCCGTGTTTTTTTCGTTATTGTTATTAATGAAACCACTTGTTTTCTTATACCTGTTACTTTTAACTGGAATTGTGTTACTACTTACATATTATTTGAATAAATGTCCGCCAAGTAAGGTGGAATACAGATATATAACACCTACATTTAAAGAAAAGATGGATTCTGCAATATTTGCTAATTCAAAACAATTTGAATTGATGTTTGATGAACAAGGACCATGGGTTAAAAAAAATGAAAAGTATAGGGATAATGTACCGAGACCTTGACACAAGACTTTAAATCGGAATTTCAACAATAAGTTTATCGGTAATATTACTTCGATTAAAGTAAATTAGTTCTCCCTTCGAATTCTTTCTAGAAATCGTTGTACCTTCTGAATTTACTAAATAGTTGAGATGTTTTCCAATAACGATCGATTCTGGAATATTGAGCAAAAGTTTAAAACCCGGAGATGCATGTATAATTTTTTCATTATCCAATTCTAAAAATATGATGGGGGTTTTTAAATACAATAATCTCAAATTGTCGTAAGATGGAGCTTCCGCGCGGTCGTTATAACATGCCATTTCGTGCATTTGTAATTGAAATTTAGTGTCGAAACATTCTTGACAGTTGATGCACTTCCATGTACCGCATTTATATTTCTTGTTGAGATGATAACTAAGAGCTTGTTCAGAACTAAGACATTTTCCGCAACGAGGACAGATAGGCATTATTATTATTTTTAGTCCTTTTATATTTTTCATAAATAAATAAAAAATGATATAAATAAATATTATTTTTTTTAATATCATGAAGCGGCGAAGAATATTTGGAAAAAAGGAGGATGAAGATGATGATGACAAAAACGATGACATAAAAGTCGTCAATAATAGAATTTATTTTTACGCAAATGTTTCTCGAAAAAATGTTTTAAAACTAAACATTGCAATCCAGGAAGTTCGCGACAAATTAAAAGTTCAAACAAATGAAATAGACGCAGACCACGCGAGAATCTATTTATATATTCAAAGTGACGGAGGATGTGTCTTTTCTGGAATCAGCGCGATGGATCATATCAACCGATGCGATGTCCCTGTGGTAACAATTGTTGATGGGTATGTGGCAAGCGCCGCGACGTTGATGACCATAGCGGGAAAAGAACGATACGCATATCCAAATTCACATATGTTAATTCACCAACTTCATACGGAAATGTGGGGCAGGTTCGAAGAATTGAGAGATGAAATGGAGAATAACGCAAATTTGCAAAAAAGAATGAGAGAAATTTATGGAAAGTTTACCAATATTCCTCAAACTCTTATGAATAAAATAATGACAAAAGAAATAAATTTGAACGCAGATGAATGTTTAAAGTATGGTATAGTAGACAAAATTATTTAATAGTTAATTCTCATATACACATCCCAATTGTGACAATTATTTAAATTGTCATCCGTTCCACATTCTCCATCTCCTTCACAAATTTGCCCAATAGGTACGGTTGTATCTGTCTCTCCACACCCTACATCATCGTCGTCTTCATACATTCTACGACGATGTCGGTCGTTGTAATATTGTATACACTCGTCAGATGTGAGAATTCTAAATGTCCTATTACATCCATGAATTTCTTTCTGAATGAAATAATTCAAATATTCCAAAGAATAATTATATGTTTTTACATGATTTCTTGTCGGTGTTCCAACTTTTGCATATAAAGCAGTTACTACAATTATCAATGTGCAGCACACAATAATACCGGCAAAATATATTATGATCGCTCGACGAGCATTTTTTTGAATACTTACTTCGGGAACTTCTCCCTGTTCCAATTCTTCATAATTATAACTAGGTTTAATCATTTATAAATAAGAGGTTATTTTTCTATACTCTTATCTTTTTGCGAAATCTTTTCCTTTTCTTCTTTGATCTGTTTAGGGTTCCCACATAAACTATCGCCACAATGATCAGTATTAGCATACAAAGCGGATACGCTTTCTTTTACATTACAATTTTTCAAATTCCATCGACCTAAAAGTTTAGGAGGAGCTTTACATCTAAATAAGTCAATTAATACTCTAGCAGCTTTCATTATTATTAAATCTATTTAAAAAGTTAAATGCTTAGAATAGTACAATGAAAACCTCAAATGCTCGACCAATCCAAACGACTCAACCGAAGCGTAACTGGACTATTAGCCGAACTCTCAAAGAAAAGACCCCGTCGTCTGTTATCAACGAATTCGGACGTAACGTCCGCTTTGGAGGGTTTACCAAGGAAAATGAAAAGTTTGTATCGCGACTCGCAATGCTCGGAATGGCGGGAACATTTGTAGGAGAATATCTTACTGGAAATGGTGCTCTCGCTCAATTCGACGTTGAAACAGGGCTACAACTATGGGAAACCAAGGACATTCTTGTTCTTCAAGCGGCTGCCATGCTTGGAGCGGCAAGCATTGGTCTATCTACTGGTGGAAAAGCTATCACAGACCCTGACGCACTAGTTCCGTACAAATCAGGAAGTATTATAGAACAGCTTGGTCTCAACGAAGAGCGTCCCTTTGGGTTCACTGAAGAGAACGAACTATTTGTAGGACGTCTTGCCCAGATGGGATTTGCTGGGTCAACTTTGATCGAAGCGTACACTGGTAAAGGACCGCTCGCGCAAATTAACGCAACGTCTGGAGAAATTGATGTAATCCTTTTCGCAGTTGTGTTGTTTGGACTATTTGGGGCGTTGGTGGAGGACAAGTAAAATTTAAGAAAAAATTTGAGAATAAATTTAAATGACTGCTTGTTTAGATGAAGCTGGTCGTGGATCTTTGATAGGAGATGTTTACGCTGGAGCAGTTATTTGGAATTCTTTAATAACACACAAAAACTTAAAAGATTCCAAAAAACTTTCCAAAAAACAACGTAACGAAATGTATGAATTCATTAAACAAAATGCCATAGATTATTCTATCGGTTTTGCAACAAGCGATGAAATAGATCAGATAAATATTTTAAATGCGACTCATCTTGCGATGCATCGCGCATTGGATGGACTTAAAGAAACTATACATAATATAAAAGTTGATGGAAATAGATTCAAAAAGTATTACAATATCCCGCACGAATGTATCGTAGATGGCGATGCGACTGAAGTTGGAATATCAGCTGCAAGTATTTTAGCTAAAGTAGAACACGATAGACATATTGATGAATTAGTGCAAGCAAATCCTGATCTAGAAAAATATGATCTGTTGCACAATATGGGATATGGCACAAAAAATCACCGTGACTCGATACATATTCACGGGCATACGCAATGGCATCGTAAATCGTTTAAATTTAAAGGAAAAATAAAGGAAAGTATTAATGAGTAATCTCGCGGAACAAGCGTTAGAAATGCTCTGTGCCGAATTCGATAAAGAAGAAAGAAAGGATCAAGTGAAAAAACATATTTTAGATCCGTGCGTTAAATATATGGGGAAACAACTATGGCCGTATGTTTTCTTTCATATTATTTTACTTTTTTGTTTGTTGGTTGTTATTATATATTTACTTTTCGTGTTGAAAAGACGAAATGATATTAAGTTGGACTGAAAGCACCCTTTTTTTATAAGTTTCTTTAATGAAGAACCTTCTAAAGAATCATCAAAAAAATGTTCGTCAACAATTTAAAGAACAACCAGGAGTTATCGTATTTCATAGTTTAGGTTCAGGAAAAACTATGACAGCAATTGGATGCGGAGAAGCATACCCAGAAAGAAAAAAAATGGTTGTTGTTCCTGCGTCTCTAGTGAACAATTTCAAAAAAGAACTTGATAAAACCAAAACAAATAGCTCAAGATATACAGTGTATAGTTATGAAATGTTTGCAAAAACTCCCATACACAAGTCCATAAATGCAATAATTATAGTTGACGAAGCGCACCGTCTGAGAAACGCGAGTTCAATCAGCGCAAGTGCTACAATAGATAGAATTAATGTTGCGTTCAAAGTATTGTTTTTGACTGGAACTCCTATAATAAATCATCCTGCAGATATTTCACCATTAGTGAATATAATAAATATAAAACGTAATTCACCCACTCGATCGTCTATTCCTGTTCCCATTACAAACAATAATAACAACATTAACAACTTGAATTTAAATTTCCCCATGTTGCCGAAGAACAGAGAAAAGTTTGAGGATGTGTTTTTTAATGTTGAAACGAAAACTAACAAAATAAATAGAAAAATATTTGGAATAACCTACAGTTCTCATAGAGGAGAACCATATAAAATAATTTCCCCTAAAAATACGGAATTGTTTAAAAAGGCAGTCGATGGTATAGTTTCATTTTATGAGAATTTCAACGAAACTAATTTTCCAAGGAAAGAAGAGCGCGTTTTGAGAATAACAATGAGTAAATTACAACAAGATATGCACATTAAAGCAGCAAAGAGTTCATTAACAAAACAAGATTTAGAAATTATAAAAGGTAAAATGAATGTAAATTTAAATCAAAATAATGGAAAAGCAAAACGATTGAATTCATTTTTAGCGAAAACGAGGCAGATCACAAATTATGTCGCGAAAGAAAAAACAAGTCCGAAATTGGAAAAAGTCATGGAACTTATTGAAAAGGGAAACGGTCCTGTTTTGGTTTATTCGAATTACATCAACTCTGGAGTTAAGCAAATCGATAAAATGATCAAAGAAAAGACGAATAAATCGTCGTTTATATTCTCCGGTTCAATAACTAAAAAAGAAAAAGCTAAAGCTGTGGAAAAATATAATACAGGAAAGTTGGATGTGTTATTAATAACCGCGTCAGGTTCAGAGGGAATCGATCTGAAACGAACGAGACAAGTTATTATATTAGAACCGCATTGGAATTATTCAAGAATAGCACAAGCAATTGGAAGGGCTGTTAGATATCATTCCCATATTAACTTAAACGAAAATAAACGACATGTAGATATTTATCATTTAATAAGTATATTTTCTAAAAATAGTTGGTTCAATTCGGAAGAAAAGAAATTGTATAAAGTTTCAGCTGATACATATCTTTGGGACATAACTCAGCAAAAACGTAAAATAAATGAACAATTCAACGAATTGTTGAAATAAAAAACTTTTTTAATTCTAAATGACTTCAAACTTGGCAGGAACTGCTAATACAATCGCTCAAGGACAGGGGATAGTTACGGGGATAGTTATAATATTATTCACTGCGGTTTTTTCATTGGTGTTTATAACATTTGGATATTCAGCAATGAATAAAAAAAGTTCTTGGATTTCACAAACTGCAAAAATTATCAATGCTCAGGTTCACAAAAATTGTCATACAAGATATAAATATGGTCAAGAAATAACCAAATGTAGAAGTCCAACTACAGCTGTTACTTATGAATATGAAATAGATGGACAAACATATCAAGGATCCACTAGCTTATCTGGAACCAAAAAGGAAGGTAGTACTATCAAGATTGAATATAATCCAGTAAATCCATCTGTATCTAGAAAAACCTCTCTTACAAAAAATCAAGGTATAATCATGTTTGGAATTGGTATCTTTTCAGGATTAATTTCATTGTCAGTCATGGGGTGTATGACAAGCCAAAATTGCCGAGCAGGATTAGGATTAGGATCCATGATAACCGGAGGTAGCAGCAATAATAATGGAGGATTTATGAGTGGAATTCCAATGTTAATAAATGCTTTTAAGAACTAGGCACTACACGATTCGCATTCAGTAGTAGTTGCTGGAGCTGTGGGAGCTATTGTGAATTGAATTGGATTAGCAGCAGCTTTTGTTCGTAAATAATACATGCCTGTCTTGAGACCTCTGTTCCACGCGTGAAAATGCATGGATGATAATGTTTGTTTCGTAGGATGTGCTACGAATAAGTTGAGACTTTGGCTTTGACAAATGAACGCTCCACGATCAGCAGCTTGATCGATCAGTACCTTTTGTGAAAGTTCCCACGCTGTTTTGTACAAATTCTTGATATTTTCTGGAATAATGCCTATATTCTGTACAGAACCTTCGTGAAAGATGATCAAATCTTTCATTTTCTTGTCCCATAATTTGAGCTCTTGAAGATCTTTTACCAAGTGTTTATTCACCACAGGGAATTCTCCAGCCATAGTTCTTCGAAGATATAAATTACTGGTGTATGGTTCGATGCACTCGTTGTTTCCAAGAATTTGACTGGTGGACGCTGTAGGCATTGGAGCTAACAGTAATGAGTTCCGAAGTCCATTTGAAATCACTTCTTGTCTAAGTTTGTCCCAGTCATATCTATCGCTTGGGTTAACATTCCAAAGATCAAATTGAAAGAGTCCGAGACTCATAGGCGATCCTGCAAATGTTTCGTAAGGTTCGTCTTTCTTTGCAAGTTCCATAGACGCTTCTACTGATGCATGATATATTGTTTCGAATACGTCCTTGTTGAGTTTAGCCGCTTCTGAGCTATCGAATTGATATTTCATGAGGATGTACAAGTCAGCGAGCCCTTGAACTCCAATTCCGATCGGTCTGTGCCGCTTATTCGATCTTTCTGCTTCTGGGACAGGATAGTAGTTTCGGTCTATCACTTTGTTTAGATTTTTTGTGATTACTTTTGTAACATGATGGAGCCCTTCGTAATCGAATCCCCATTCTTTTAAAAACATTGGCAACGCTATGGATGCTAAATTACAAACAGCTACTTCGTCTCTCGATGTGTATTCGAGAATTTCAGTACAGAGATTTGAACTTTTTATAGTTCCTACATTTTTCTGATTCGATTTTTCATTTACGGCGTCTTTGTATAACATGTACGGAGTACCAGTCTCTATCTGACTTTGTAGAATATCAAACCATATCTTTTGAGCGTTTGATTTGCTTCGCGCTTTTCCTTGAGATTCGTATTCAAGATACAATTTTTCATATTTTTCTCCATATGCGTCCGATAATCCGGGACATTCATGTGGATCAAAGAAAGACCATTCCTTGTTTTCTTTTACTCGTTTCATGAAAATATCAGGAATCCAAACAGCGTAAAAGAGATCTCTGCAACGAGCTTCTTCATCTCCTGTATTTTTCTTAAGATCCAAGAATACAGGAATATCTGGGTGATCCACAGATAAATAAACAGCAATTGACCCAGGGCGTTTACCGCCTTGATTTACATATCTCGCTGTTGCGTTAAAGTTTCGCAACATAGGAACTATACCAGTGCATGCTCCTTCCATTTCTCTAATTGATGAACCTGTGCTGCGGAGATCGTGAATATTAAGACCAATTCCTCCTGCCCATTTACTAATTTGTGCACATTGAGAAAGAACTCGGTAAATATCATCCAACGAATCTGACATATCTAAAAGAAAACACGAACTCATTTGTGGGCGAGGCGAACCCGCATTAAATAAAGTCGGTGTGGCATGTGTAAACATTAGTCGAGACATAAATTCATAGGTTTCTACAATTGATTCAATATCATCACCATGGATCCCTATAGATACACGCATCCACATATCTTGAGGACGTTCTATAATTTTATTACCAATCTTCAATAAATATGATTTTTGTAATGTTTTCATTCCAAAATAATCGAATAAGTAATCTCGAGAATAATCGATGGTTTTATGAATAGTGTCTACATGCTTTTTAACAATGTTGCTGAATTCTTCTGTTACAAATTTATGCATGTAAAACATATGTGTCTTATCTGAAAAGGTCAAATGTCTAGTTTCCTTTTGTAAATCACTAACGACTATTCTGGATGCAAGCTCTCCGTACTTTGGTTCCAACGTGCTCATCGATATAGCAGTTTCAGCAGCAAGACAGTCTAATTCAGTGGTCGATATTCCATCGTACAATGCAGAACAAACCTTTTGGGCGACGGGAATTGGATCTACAGTTGGCAGCAAATTTTTATACCTATCGGTGACTTTGTTGAAATCGACCGGTTGTTTTTCTCCATTGCGTTTCACGACGTTCATTACCATAATATCACATCATATTTTTAAATTGTGTATTATGACGAATCTTTCAAAGCGCATAAATTAAAAGGCGAAGAATAAAAGTGAATTAAAAACATTTAAAAAGAAAACTTTATTTAATCAAAATGAATTTCAAAAAAACAAACGAATGCTTCCATTCAGTGAAAACGGTCGTTTGGTCTTATCTGACAGTTCTATCAGAGTTCTGTTCAAATATAAATGAATTGGTTCGACTGAGCGTAATTGATTTGAAGAAGAAACAAACGGACCAATAGTTATCAAAGCAATCTATGCTAGACAGCTTTTGGAGCTAAACAAAATCTTATTTCTCCCAAATTTGCGACGTTGTATTTCATTATCAATGGATAGTTATTTTTCAAATGCAGTTCTATTATGTTACACAAATTTGTTGACTTTGTGAATAAATTAATATATTTCAATGAAAATCTACCTGATATTTTTTCATCTGTAGATTTATTGAAATACATTCCATGATTTGCCTCTCCTATTACTGTTTTTTGTGATGCAAAATCACCATTACAACTCATCGTTAAACTTTTACGTTCACTGGTTATTTCCAAGGTGTCATTTAGATTAGACATATCTCTACACATTCGCTGAAAATCATTAGACGGCATTGTTATAATACTATCTATATCAACTTCTGGAATACTTATTTCTTCATAGTCTATATCTAAAAGTTTCAAATTGAATTGTGTTATTTGATTCTTATCAGAATTTTCTATAGTTATTCCTAATTCATGCTGATGAGTATCTAATATGAAAAATCCTACAGTGTCTGTATTAGATATAGATTTTACAAGCTTGAAAAATGACCCCATACATACACCTATTGTTATGGGATGTTCACAATAATATTCTTCAAAGTTGCGACTTTCTAAGAACAAGTGTATTAGAGCGACATGACTGCCATCCATTGCTACTATTTTCATTCCAGATTCGTCAAATATTATATTGATATCATTCAAAACATCTTTCAGAACTTCAATTAACGTTCTTACAGCATTGCTTTGAACTGTTTTCATATTAAGAATCTTTTTCATTGATGTATCAATATTCAAAAAACTTTAAGTTGGTCGTCTTTAAAGTTCGCTTCAAATGTTACTATACCAGCTGTTCCTTCTATCTTTATGAAAGGGAAATACGATACACTCAATTTTATAGAATTCTTAGAGTTTGTGAATCCTCCCAGTTTCCGATCACCTTTGGTCATATACCAACCTGGTAATTGATTAGTGATACATTCAAACGGCCCATCAAATTCTATTGCAAACGAATTAAATTCAAGACCTTCATTTCCTTTTATATCTATGTATCCATTTTTCAACGTGTAGTCTAAATCACCAGTTCCCAATTTCTCATAACCACTAATCTTAGCAATATGTTTAGCTAGGTAAACTAAATCTGATATATCTATGTTACCATCATTATTGAAGTCTCCATCATCCAAAGAGATAGGAAACAGATTATATCCAAAAGCTAAATACTTTGCCATATATACTATATCTGTTATATCTACTTTTCCATCGTTGTTAAAATCCCCCCTCATATTTCTTAAACTAAGGTGATATTTATATTTGCGGCATCTATACTAACCCCATCGTTTGTAGCTTGGATTGCTATTGCGGAAAGATCCATCAACGATGGATCCGTACTTATACTTACAACATCAACGTACTTATACCTACAACTAAATTTATCGCTAGTTGTAAATCCTATCAAACTATTTCCAACATCCATTACTGACCATGAACTAATAGCTGATTGTTTTGAACTTGTTCCATATGATATTGGGAATGTGATATTAAATCCTTCTAATTTAACACCAGGTGCTGTTTTCATCGAAATCATTCCACTACTTGACATTTTGATATCCAATGTGTATTGAACAGAATTTGGTTGAGTTGCAGTTGGCACAACCGTGGTTGCATCTGGTTGAGTTGCAGTTGGCACAACCGTGGTTGTTATTCCAGCCGGACCTACAGGACCATGTGGTCCAGCCGGACCTACAGGACCCTGTGGTCCAGGAGGACCTCGAGGTCCTGTTCCACTTCCAGAAATTCCGTAACTTCCTTTTATAAAATATGGATTAATTGAAAATTTCCCATCAATGTATATCAATAATGGTTTATTTCCTATGTACAATGTATCTTGGCGTGTGCTCAGTTTTATATCTCTGAATGCTCCGCAGCATGATTGTTCAGCCATTAATATACAGAAAAAAAAAATCATCGCATCCTCGCTCGTTCTTCCATCATTTTCTCTAATCGAGGATCTCCCTTTGGTCTCTCCTGTTGAGCGTGTCTAATGGATCTTGACGAAAAATCTTCAGGTTGAATAAACCCATTTTCGGATATAAAGCAAAAGTTCGGGTTAGCAACTGGTCCTCCATCCGATTCAATTAAACAACCATGTTCTGAAGATAATCCTTCTATTTCTCTTGTTTGTTGATCGTTCACCCACTGAAAAACTTTAGCTCCTGTATATATTTGTTTTGAACTTGTTACCAGTGCGGGCACGCTCTTAACATAAGTTGGAACACCCCCTTTTGAAACATCAACTATAGTCATGGTACTTTTAACAGATTCGTTTAACATGTTCATCAGTTTATTACAATGTTGGCATCTAGGGCTGAAATATAAGGTGTAAGGAAGAGAAGGGCCATCGTCTGACATTTACATAGTATTGTATTTTTTTTGACTATTTAGACGATGCACCATACCCAATAACAACATCGAACGCCCCGCACGACTTATCATAGTCGAACATTCCTCTTCCCGGCATTATATCTCTATTTGAATGGTTTCTATTTGCTTTTTCTGGATTAAAAATCAACTTTCCGTTACCATCAGTATTCAACGGTTCGGTTCCCCATCCTAACTTATGACTCCACGTACCTATAAACATCGCCTTATGTGGCACTTTGTATTTTCCTTTAATAATATTTAAAGCGTCATTTTCTGCATTTTTTATGATTTTCGATAAAATTTTGTTTTTCATGATCTTTTTCAAAATTCCAGCCATGTGTTTAATACTTGCTTCAGATTTCTTACAGTTGAGTATCCAAAATGGATTGACAATAAAATCAATCATATAAAGAGGAATTCTATCAAGATGAATTCGGATATTTAATATAGCACGTTTGACAGGATCGAGAAGATTGCTAAACTTATTCATTTTGTTGGGGTGATGAATGAAGTATTGCTTTATTTGTCTGTCATTCCAAAATGGAGGAATATTCAGAATACTGTATGGATTAGCTACAAATTTTCGTTTTGGATTCATATGGATCGAAAGCTTTTGCTTGTATAAATCTTCTATTGCGATTTTGTTCTGTGCATAAAAATGAAAGTCTGTTGGAACTGTTTTAGGAGCAGCATCTGATTCTACGACCATTACTATCTTTCTATGACCTGGTTTTGGTCGAGCTTTAATACTCGTCGGAGTTGTTATATTCTTTTTCAGATTGTTCATCTTTGCAACAACTTGTCCGTCTGCCAAAAGTCTTTTGACGGCGACCGAACAGCTTTGCCAATCTGTTTCGTTGTGTGTTGTTCTAGACAAAAGACCTGGAATAGATTTATGAGGGCGTTTGCCGTTAGGCATGGGGTGATTCATGGCGTAGGAATAGCAATTTGAACCTTGTATGTTTCCTTTAAATAGCAAACTATGAGTTTCAAAGTCCCATTCGTCGCCGGAAATCGGACATAAATACTTAGTACGCAACGTACTCATTACAATTAATTAGAAAAAAGACGCATGGGTGGCGTGCGTGGCGTTCCAGGTGTACCAGACGAATTGGAAGTTGGATATGCCCATTTTGGTTTCATGGAACTTGACAATGGTGACATCTGTGACACAAAACGGGGATCATTTTGCTTTTGTTGTACAATAGATCTTTCCATTTTAAATAATCCATTCATATTTTTAGAAAGAGATCCGTAGTTCTTTCTATTCCATTTGCTGCTTCTTCCGAAATTTATTAATCTGAAATCTTTACTTCCATTGGGCTTGATTTTATACACTACTTGTCCAGGATGTAAATTATTGTGTGTTATGCGAGCTTTATTATGCAATGATGAAACTAAATGTTTTATTTTTTCATAATTGTTTCGCGTTAACCTAATATTTCTAATATTACCATTCATCTTTTCTGATTTCATTACAAGATATTTCTTATTCTCAAAGTTGATGATTTTCCCCACATGAAGCTTTGGAGCTATATTCAATCTGCCCGCAATACTCATGAATTTTAGCTCCTCGTTTATAGATCCTGGGCGTCCTGGATTATTAGCAGTTATTTTAATTATTGAGTTACGGTTTGTCAGAACAATTCCATCTTTACCTCCCTTGCGTCTAGTATATGTGTTTGGATTTTGTATACCAGCTGATTTCAATATTGTGTTTACATTTTTATTATCAAGTTTAAATTGATCAGGATCCAATGTCGAACTGGACCACCCCATTATTATTTATATTTTTATTTTAATATTAATCTTTCCAATCTTTTTACAGCTCTAGGTCGTTTCATAGCAGGAGTGAGTCTTCTATTTCTCACCTCTCCCTTCAAAGGATGGTCTAATTCGTACATCATAGCCTTTATCCCTTTTGCAAGAAGATTTCTAACTTCAGTATTAGTTAGCTTTTTTCTAGAATGAGGAATGGTTTTTCTGGGAACAACCCATTTCAGAAGAGAAATTATATCGTAGTGTTGTTTATTAACTTCTATATGACGATGATCAGGGATTGGCTCCAAAGTTATAGTGTTGTTAAATGTCATTATTATTAATTTTATTTTTTTTCAGACCTTGAACATCCTTGAGATGTCTTTGAATGTTATGACCTCGTTGATCTTTCTCATCCGCGCTCCTTTCTCTACCTTGGCGATTCGCGCATCGTTCAAAACATCCGCTATCAACTTGAGTTTTGTATCGTGGAGTTGTAAAATGAATTCCTCAACTGTTGGTACATTTGAACTTGGGTCCACAGTGATTAACTTAGTCACTTTGACCGGTTTAGTCTGCCCTGTCCGATGTGCGCGGCCAATAGCCTGGTATTCTAAGGCTGGATTCCACGTCGGTGTATTAATATAGACACGTGTGGCTGCCTGCAAGTTATAACCTACTCCGCCTGTATTGACTTGAATAATAAATACATCAACTGATGCATCTTCATTGAACTTTTTCACCAATCGATTGCGTTCATCCAAATCCAAAGAACCGTCCAAACGAATCACATTATATCCTTCTTCACGCATCCTTTCAGCGTAGAGTTGCATTTCTTCAATGAATTGGCAAAATACGAGTGACTTTTGGCCTTCTTCTTGAGAGTTAAGCAATTCAATAAGAGCTTCAAGCTTTGAGCAAGAATGATTCCACTGGTCTACTTCTTTAAGCTTGCGCTTACGAGCAATACCTGTATTGTAAATCTGAGGATGGATACATATTTGACGCATACGAAGCAAACGTTCCAAAGCTTCTAAAGCATTGTTTTGCATCTCGCTATTTTTCATCTCTTTAATTTCAGCACGGGCAGTTTCCCAAGTACTTTGGTATAGTTCCCGCTCTTCTTCTGTACCCAACTCAACTTCTTTTATTGTGACTTCGCACGGAGGAAGCTCAAATCGTTTGTCAACTTTTGCAATATCTTCCTTAGTTCGGCGCATTATATACATTTCAACTATTTGTTGTTTTGTTTGTTTGCACTGATCTTTATCAATTCCAAGATACCCCATTATATTTATGAATTCATCCATCTTATTCATAATCGGAGTGGCTGTCAAACACCACCGGATCTTGGTTTTTAAAGCACGAGCACATTTGTTTATTTTTGCGTTTTTGTTTTTGATAACATGAGCCTCATCAATAATAATACGATCCCATACAATTTCATGGTAGATAGAAGCACTGACACTTTTGGAATTGCGTTTTACTATCTGCTGATGAGAAGCAATTACAAGAATGTTGCCAGTTGTGTCTGAAGGCAAACGATTAATACGAGGCTTGAGATGAGGAGCAAACTTTTTCATCTCATTCTCCCATTGCGGAATTAGGCTTTTAGGGGCGAGAATTAAAGTCTTTTCCAATGGATTTCCGAGAAGAGTGGCCGTTGTCATAATAGTTTTGCCGAGTCCAACTTCGTCGGCGTTGACGCCTCCAGGGTTGACCTTGGCGAGTTCACGTTCAAGCATCCACTTGACGCCATCGCGCTGGTAGGGATCGTAGAGTTTGCCAGTGAGAGAAGTCTCAGCTTGTTTCAGGAGCTTGCTTGCCATGATGCTCGCTTTATAAAGTAGAGATTCGGTGGTCTTTAGGCAAGGAAACTTACGCATTAAGTTTCCGTCTTGTTTCTTTTTTTGTCCTAAAGAAAATCTAATCTTACTGTATGGAAGAACGTTTGACGCAATATCGATCGATGCGCAAACAATTGCCAAACAGAGAACGACTGTGTTTAACGCAAAGAGGGTTGCTTAAATATGTTTACATCAACGGGTATATTGGTTCTGGGATTTTCGGAGACGTGTATGCTGGTGTTATAAAAAGCGATCAGAATTCTCAGAATATAAAGAAGGTGAAAAAGTACAAAAGACACTACGACGTGGACTTTGTCATAAAAACTATGTACGCGTCTAAACCACACAAGCAAGAAGCCAAATTAGCATTGGACGTATCTGATATAGTTCGACAAAAAATGTCGCCACACTTTCCTCTGTATTATAGAACATTTAATTGCAAAAATACTTATTTTAGAGGAAGGTATACCGCGGGAGTTTATCGAGAGGCTGGCGATTGGTGGAAACGTGTAAAAAATGGAAATGGAATCATTCAATGTAGCGAATATACAGGAATTTCGCTTTATGACTGGGCAGAAGGAAATCGTACAGAATTAGAATGGTTAGTCATGATAGCGCAAGTATGCTTTGCCATACACAAACTCAATAAAGAAGGAATTCTACATCACGATTTGTACTTTTCAAATATAACCATGATGAGAGTGAATAAACCAATTATCATGAAATATACTTTTTTACAAAGACATTTTTTCCTACCCGTATACAAATACTATCCTGTTATCATAGACTTCGGTCAATCCGTATATAAAAAGGACGATTATAGCGGTATATCTGTAGATTATTATACATTTTTGACAGAATTTTCAATGAATAAAGGTCAAAGACCCGCTTATTATAAAGATTCTGTCTTCATTACGTGGAAAATATCCAGTAGAATTTCAGAACTTTTGAAAAAAGTTATGAATAAATTGTTCTTAGATAAACCTTACAAGTATGATTGGGGTTACGAAGATAAATGGATAAATCAAAAATATATTAAAAAAATCCCACTCGAATTTTACAGGTTCTTTAAACAGCCTATTAGTGGCGTACCAATAGAAACATACCATCTATAAAAGAATCTTTATAAAAAAAATCTAAAAGGAAGATTAATGACTAATTCAATTGTTCTTCAAAATCAACAACTTTCAAAAAAATCTCCCGATAAAATACGCACTTCTCAAAAAAAAGTACGGGCATCATTGAAACTTGCAGAAGAATTAAGCGAATTATCAACAGTCATTCTTCAACAAATTAATAAACCTGATGTTGATTTGGAGAAAAAGATTACGTGGGGTATTGGCGATGTGTATTACAGATTAGATCAAATGACTGAATATTATGACCGCGAAGAAATAACTATACAAGCTTGGTCACGTCGCAAACGTTCCAAAGAATCTCTCTATGTCTATACAACTAACATATAAACATTGTAACATCTAATGGAACATTGTATTATTTGTCTTGAAGAAACCGACGTTCGAAAATGTGCTACATGTTCCGCTTGCTGTTGCAGATCATGTAGAGCATGGATCATTGAACAAAATGATAACAAATGCGTTCAATGTTCAGAACCATTTATAGACAGAGCTATCATGGAGATCGCTATGATAATCAAAGAACAATTGTCGCGAGATCGTAAAGATTACATACCCGTGGTCATAATATTAGGATGTTTAATAAGTTGGATAGTAATAATTATATTATTATGTTAAAAAATATTATAATATTGCTTTTATTTTAATGAAAACAATCGGTTTGTTTATTCGTCCAGGGTTTCCTTATGATTGGGTGAATACAAAAGGAATTCCTTGGTTGGTACACGAAAAATCGAAAGAAGGTGTTAAACCGGATATAGCTCTTTTTAATTATCTTGTTTGGAAATATCCCCAGTACAAATTCATAAAACTCTATCGCACTAGTTTTCACAAAAGAACTGTTTTACCAGATCTAGTTCTTATGGGATTTGAAGAATTGACTTTGCCATATTACAAATGGGTCGTTAAAGAGAAGACTCCAGAAAAATTCAAACAGTTTTACGGAGCACTGAAAAAAGTGAAGAATTTGTATCCAACTATTCCATTCATAGATTTCATCACAGACAAGTGCGTTTATTATAAATGGTTGGAAAAGCATAAATTTGGAGTAGCTCCAACCTTGTGCTATGATTTGAAACAAAGTATTAAGCGTAAGATATTGAAAAATATCCAGTTCAAAACTTGGAACAAGATTTTCATGAAACCTCAGCCAAGCGCGGAATCAAAAGGCGCCAAAGGTTTCAATTTCCCTAAAAATAAGAAAAATATTTCTGGTCATGTCAATTATTTGAAAAGTTCAAAATACTCTAAAGCAATCGTTCAAAAATATATAAATAACTTTGCAACCAAAGATTATCCAGAATTGCGTACTTTTTGGGTCGGAAATAAATATGTCTACACGTTGGAAACTACTGAATTTGGATACGATTGGAATATTAGAAAAAAATCGTTACCTCCTATAGTTTTAAAAGAGACTAAAAGATTGATATCGTTACTTGAAAAGAAATTTGATATCCCAATGTTATTATTGAGAATAGATTGGGGACAAGATCGGTTTGGTCGGTTCATAATAAACGAAATAGAATATGCACCTGGAGTATTTGCGCAAATGTTTCCTGAAAAGAAATGGATCTTAGACAGATTAATGGGAGACAGAATCATAAAAAAAATCTTATGAATATTAAATGTCAACTGCAGAGCAAAAAAAGATGAAAGCTTTTGGTGCATATTTAAAAAGAACTTTTACATTCAGAGCGAAGAAATCTAAATATGGAACTGGTCTTTTTGCGTTAAGAGATATTAAGAAAGGTGAGAAATGCGTAGCGGGTCATCCTCCAGGTACAAAGATTCCATTGCCTGAAAATACAAGAAAAGCGTTGGCAATGTATAAAGCTGTTAAAGATTTTGGATGGGAAACATCAACTGAAAGCAATTGGAAAAAGGCGGGACTTACAAAGTCTCAGATGCAAGTAATGCAAGATTTCATGTGCCGTGGAAGAGACCCAAAATATGTCCCTGTTCCTCATCCACATGACTTATTTTATCCTGGATTATATCAGTTCTCTAATCATTCAACTCGACCTAATATAAAAATAGACGGACATTACTTCGTTGCTTTACGTAACATAAAAGAGGGTGATGAAATTAAGCACGATTATCGCAAAATATGTCCAGACACATCTATGGAATTGATATTTTAGTCGCCTAAAGGATACAAAAATAAATACGAAAAAGCAATGGATCACTATGGCTCACAATCTATGCCCACTCTTCAAGAACGTGCCAACTCGCTGGCTTCGAATAGCAAAGTCACCGCAAAAGCTAAAATGAATAAGATTTCAAAAGAAAAATTGATGAAGATAATCGAGAATGTATCACAAGAAACTCCTAATTATAGTTTAATGGGATACGCAATGTTCGGACAAGGAAAGGAATTAGAAGATGTATTAAACAAGCTTAATTGTTAATTTAAAATCAATACTCAATAATTTTACAAATGGAACCAAATAACGATAATCAAGGTCTTGATGTGGAACTATTAAAAGAAAGGCGTTCTAGTTTTATTGAAAATCCTAGTTTCAGTCTGAAAATATTTCGATTCTCTCTATCTCTCGGCATATTGTCTTTTTTTGTTTTCAATATTTACGCGCTTTCTCAATATTCTAATATGATTTCAAATCAACATGAAATTCTCAAAAAAATAGATCATTCACAATCATTTCACGAACCAACAAATTCTACAACTACACTCAACGACTTTCAAGTAATTATGAACGATTATAACACTACTTTGTCAGAAATGAAAGAATTGATGGCTGAAGAAAATAAAACAAATATTTCAGCTCAACAATTGATAGATTATATGAAACTCTTATTCACGACACTGAAAACTTTGTGCCAATTTTCTCCAGACTATAAACAATATTGCAATCTTATTCCGAGTCCAAAGTAGCTTCGCGACTTTCTCAATTGCTTATAAAATATATATGATTATTATTAAATGACTCATTCGTTGTCACATACAACTGCTTCGAACCAGATTCTTGTTTCTGAAAAATATAAGAGCCAAATACCAATAATAACAACTTTTTCAATTAAACCACAAAAAACATTCCACGATTTGACACAAAAACAAAAACAAATATATTTGCTGTCTCTGGTTAATTGTAAGTCCATTGACTATTTGATTGATAAAGGCTATCTTCCAAATATTACAAACGATATTTAGGGCGATTATTCTAATAGGGCGGAAACTTTATACATAAATCTTTGACCTTTTCTGAAATTTCTTGTATTATATACGGATATTCTCTGTTTTTTAGAATCAGATAAATAAATCTTGCTATCTTTTTCATCTCATATGTTCCCATACCCTGAGTTGTAACAGATCCTACACCTATCCTGATGCCACTTGTTACAAACTTTGAGCGAGTGTCATTTGGTACCGCATTCCTATTCAACGATACATTTCCTTGATCTAATATCTCTTGAGCCATTTTTCCATTCAAATCTTTATCAAACGATCTCAGATCAATCAGAACTAAATGATTATCTGTACCTCCCGATACTAATCTAAAGCCATATGATTGCAATTCCGACGCTAACGTTTTTGCATTTTCTATTATTGTTTCGGCATATTCTGTAAATGATGGATCTAACGCGTTATGAAATGCTACTGCTTTTGCAGCTATCGCATGATCTAACGGACCTCCTTGATTCCCTGGAAATAATCCACTGTCGATTTTCTTTGCATGCTCTTTAGTTGATAATATACATCCTCCTCTAGGACCTCTCAATGTTTTGTGCGTCGTGAACGTTACAACATCTGCATACGGTACCGGATTTAAATGTTGCCCACCAGCTATCAAACCTGCTATATGAGCTGCATCGAACATGAAATATGAGTTTGTTTCATCACATATTTCTCTAAACTTTTTAGGGTCAATAGATCTAGAATAAGAAGACGCTCCCGCAATAATCATTTTCGGATTATGAATATTAGCGAGTTCTTTTATCTCGTCATAGTTTATTAATTCATCTGTGTCTAGTCCGTAATGAACAAAATTATAAAACTGCCCACTAGCACTTACAGGACTTCCATGACTAAGATGACCACCTTCACTTAAACTCATGCTTAAAACAACGTCACCTGGTTTTAATAATGCGTTATAAACTGCCATATTTGCTTGAGATCCGGAATGCGGCTGAACGTTTGCATGTTCGGCTCCAAAAAGACTCTTTACTCTCTCAATAGCAATATTTTCTATTTCATCTACGTGAACGTTTCCTCCATAATATCTTTTACCAGGATACCCTTCGCTGTATTTATTTGTTAACACACTTCCAGTTACGTCCATGATTTCTTGAGATGTAAAATTTTCAGAAGCAATCAATTGCAGTGTTGTCATTTGCCTTCGTTTCTCTTTCTTCACAAGATTTTTTATGACTTTATCATGACAAGACGGTCCCAAATTAACGGGCCCAAATAATTTATACATTTACTATTATACTTTATTGTTTTTAAATGTTTTTTACGAAAGTTAGTTTAATTCTATCGGACTACATCTCTTTTTACAATTATTAAAATGGGTGATTGTTGGAATTATTCATAGCATTAATGTTAAATTTCATATTGGTATTTCTACACTCGTTGTGAGACGCACAATCCATTATTTGATCTTTAACAATCATCATTATATTTTTTAACGTATTATCATGTTGTTTCATTTCTTCCCAACTCTTTTTTCGCATCGAACGTCTCATATCTTTTCGAAGTAAAGAAATGTCCTCATAAACATCCGCTAACTGGTTTAGGAAATACATTTTAGTTTGAGAGACAGGAAGTGCGTATTTCTTTTTTAAATTTATTTGCTTGACTCGGGCTTGGACATTCTTTGCAACGACAGCCGCCTTTACCCTTTTGTTTCTTTCATTTTTTTCTTCGAGGTCGCGTTTTTTACGTAATATATTATTACGTAATTCAGGTGGTAATCTGTTCATGTTAATTATTAAAAAAAAATAAAAAAAGAACTTGAAAATTATGTTTTTTTACGAAAGTTAGTTTAATTCAGAATAATCTATCGGACTACATCTCTTTCTACACATATGATACGATCCGTAAGAATATATCAAAATAAGTGCAACCATGGCTATATAACCTATTTCGGTCATTTACTTTTTACCTTTTATTATTTTAAATACTAAAATTCTTCTTCTGAATCGTCGGCGCCTAAATAACCAATAGAACAAAAAAATAAAAAAGCAAAAATCAGAAAAATTGGCCAATACATTTTAGTTAATAATTTATTGTTTAGTTTTTAACTTCTTCTGAATAACTTTTTGAATTATTTTTGCGCATTTCATATCAAAGTTGAACTTATTTTTGTCAGCATGTAAATATAATCCAGGGTTAAATTCAATTTCATTAATGAAAAAAGTGTTTCTATTTCCTAATTTCAAGCAACAACCTAGATCTATTCTTGTAATTAATTGCGGAAGACCGTCCATATATTTCTTCATTGAATTCTTTGCTTTTAACGCGAGAAATTTTGCAATTTTAATATTCGGAACGCTCATTAATTTAAAACTTTTTGTTCGATTCGGAATCAAGTGAGCCATTTGTGTAGGTATATAATCTTTTCCTCTATAGTTGAGAATGACGTGATTCAAACGATTTCCCACAAAGAAAAACCGAATCTGTGGAACAGTTTTTTCAAAATCAGCCATATATTTTTGAAATACAATCCCGGGAAATTGGGGATTTTTAAATATTTTTCTGAAATACCAAGAAAAATCTTTGGCCTTAGTTTCGTTTTTCAAAAACTGGGCTCCAATAGCATCAGTTCCGTGAACGGGTTTTGCAAAAAGTGGAGTATTCACTGATGATTTGAACTTTTCGAGTTTCAACGCAGCTGCTTTAGGATCATTCATGTATTGTTTTTTTGATATACACAAAGTTGGAGCAATGGGCAACTTACGATCTTTAAAATGATCGTAATATTTACACTTATCATAAATAGTATTCGCGTAGTCGATTGGAGGATATAATTTATCCTTGTTACGGGAGTATATACCATTCAGTTTAGCGTGCGGTCTGCGTTGTGCAGTTTCGCTTTTAAACTTTCTGATAAAGGGAACTATCAAGAGATCCATGAATTGGTTAATAACCAAATCGTTCTTTTGAATGCGCTCGTCTGTAATCTCGTGAGCGGGAATAAAGTCCCAAGTGATTTCTGGCATTAAATACTTGCACGCGTACGCTACAGCGACGTCGACCCTTACGTTCGGACGTGTTTCGGGATTTTTGCGATTTTTTAATGTGACTTTCCCACCGCTGTCGTGGATCCAATATTTTTTAGAAACTTTGTCCAACCAAGGGCGGTTCTTGGACAACGCGAATTTGTCGTAATAGGTGCCCTGCCAAGAAATTCCTTGCGGACCAATTATAAACCCTACCTTCATTATAAGAAACAAATAAAATTATTTCATGACGATGAATTTGAAATTGGCAGGGGTAATACTTTCGAATGGTAGAAGCATATCTTTTATGTTCTTTTTTTCCATAGTTAATAGTTTCACGCGAACATCGCCTTCTCCATAGGATATTACGTATTGGGAGGTATTAGGAATGCTTGCAATTCCAGAGGGAAAGGGTAATAAAAACTTTCCATGTCTAGGAGGAATAAACGCGTGACTTAATTGAGTTATTTCGTAGGGAGCAGTATTTTTGAACGTATAAAAGAACATCATATAGACTAAGCGAGGAGTAATGCCAGTACCAAAATTGCAACCAGTTGCGTTGAAATGCAATGTCTTTCCTTTTAAATATTTGTTATTCAATATGGAAGCTGTTTTGAAGTTATATTTACAATGACCCAATGCAATGTATTCTGTTTCTGACCACTTAATGGGAGGAGTTCCAGCAGAAAATTTCAAACTGGGGTAGACCTTCTTTAAATTCGCGAGAATTCCTTTATTGGTATCTCCGACGGTGATACATTTTTTGTTTGAATGTTTTAAAACTATGTGCGGTTCTATAAAATAGGTTATCATTTCTTCGTTCTTTTTATTAAACCACCAAACCCAATTCTTTTCTTCTCTTTGTCCTGTGAAACATCTGGAAGAAACTGGCAATACATCCTTATGATTTAAACACGGATGAACGAGTCCGTATGTTTTGGCAACAGAGGTCTTGGGATCAGTAGAAAGGCGAGCTCGTCCCATCAAAGTACAAACGGTATTAGGACCGTAACATGCCTTTTTCAATTCTGGAGTCGGAGAACCGACGGGATACCATGTCCATTGATTAAAAGAAATGCCGAATCCGCGAGGCATCTTGAAGATACGAGTGTCTATGATTGTGTGATCGGCTACTTCCAAAAGTTGTTCGTTGATTACTTTGAATCCGCCGTTTACCATTCGTTTTAAGACGGCAAATACAGTACCATCGTATTTGTTAGACCAGGCGTGTTTCCAAGGAAGTGGAGTAGTTTTGTTTGTATTTTTCGTGGAAGGTATCCAAAGACGATATGTCATGTAGTAAATATCATTCTTCACGTGAACTATACTTGGATTGAAACGCACGTGGCGGTTCTGGACCAGTTTAAGCTTCAAATCATCCGTAAGATCCTGGATCAACATTAAAATATAAAACAAAAAAATAGTTAAAGATACGAAACGATAATTTGTTAATGTCCATATGTACGGCGTCCAAATATATACGCGGCCGTGTTCCATCTCAAACTCGGGCTTTTGTCCATGGTTATCAATATTTTATAAATCAAATAAAAAGTACAAACTCAAATTTTAAGATAAAACACTATAAATATATACAAAAAGTGCTTGCAGAAGCGGAGGAAGAAGATGATGCGTTTATTGCGAAGCTTGAAGCAATTGCTGCAACGGCGTCAGAGAAAGCGGCTTCGAAAGAAGCCGCGAGACTAGCTGAGATCGCTTCAGCTGCTACAAATAAACTGGTTCAGATTGAAGATAAGCTAAGGACGTATCAAGAAAGAAGCGTAGTTTTTGTCAATAAAGAATCAGAAATGAAAGAAAAATTAAGGAAAATTTCTGTGGCTGCTGCTAAAAAAGCTGCAAAACTTGAAGAAAAAATCAAGTTGAAAGTTCAAAATTAATATAACAGCTTTAGTAATGGGCATTCCTAAAGTGACGGTCGATACAATGTTGATAAAATTAAGCAAAGGACCAATTTACTGTCACATGGACAAGCGACCAGTAAAGCATATGTTTGGAGCAAATAATTACGGAGAGGTTTTCGGATTTATAAACCCTGCGGACGGCGATAGATGGGACGTGTTGGCTCCCGGATATCCTCGTCTTTCCTT